CACTTTTTCCCTCTCTCTTTTGACCAGGCAAAACGCCGTAGGAGGCCCTGTGAGCGTCGCAGACGAGCTGGAAGCGGCCTTGGCGTCCATCCCTACCCTGAAGCCTGAAGACGCCGCCATACGGGCTCTGAGCCGTCGTTACGCCGATGATTTGGACGAGTCGGCCAGTGTCTCCATCGAGGGTGCCTGGTTCATCGAGCTGGTCGAAGGCCTCAGCGGGCGTCAGAGCGACGTGGACCGCGCCAAGCGGTTCGTTGCCCGTGTCGACCAGATCCAGGTCCTCGGGCTGCTGGGACCCAAGCTGCAGGCCGCCCTGGAGGCCTTGGAGATGACCCCCCGGGCGAGGTCAGCGGTACGCTTGCCCGCCGGCGGGACCACGCCACCGGCGAAGTCAGGCCCGTCCTCGGGCGGAGGTGAGGACGAGGATGACCTCAGCCGTCAGCGACGTGAACGTGCTTCCACTCGGGGCCGTCGTCCCTAGGATTTTCACGCCACCGCTCGACTACGACGACCCAGGGCCGTGCGACTGCGGCGCTGAGGGTGATTTCGACTACTGCCTCTGCCGGTGCTTCTGCGGCTGCCGCCTGACCCCGGAGAACAGTTTCGGGTACTCGGTCATCCGTTTCGCGCTCAACACGGTCCAGACCCCTTTGTACGCATGGCAGCGGTGGCTGGTCATCCACGGGGGCGAACTCGGACCGGACGGCAACCCCCGATTCCGTGAATTGCTCATTCTGGTGGCCCGGCAGAATGGGAAGTCGTTCCTGCTTGTAATCCTGGCATTGTGGTGGATGTTCGTCGAGTGCGTGGAATTGGTCCTCGGTACCTCGTCGAAGCTGGAATACGCCAAGGAAGCGTGGCGTAAAGCGGTCCGGATCGTCGAAAACAATGAGAAACTATGGCGTTACTGCAACCCCCGACGCTATATGAGAGAGGGCAACAATGACGTTGTTCTCTACACAAAGGGGGAGAACAACCGCTATAAAATCGCTGCTGCCAATGACGATGCCGGACGTTCTATGAGCGTCGATCGCCTGATTCTGGACGAATTCAGGCGTCATTTCGACTGGACATGCTACAACGCGGCTATTTACACCCAGCAGGCAATTCGGGACGCACAAGCCTGGATCATCACCAACCAGGGCGACTACCGCTCGGAACCCCTGCATTCCCTGCGAAAGTCCGCTTTGACGGGCCTGAAGTCCCGAGACGGCAACCCGACGCTGTTCATCGCTGAATGGTCGGGCGACAAGGGCGCCGATGCGGACTTCCGGGCGCACGGCGTCACGGACCACGTGATCGAGGCTCTCGCCCAGGCGAACCCCACAGTCGGACGCGAGGGCCCGACGTGGAGAATGATGCTTGATCAGGCCCGGAAAGTGCACGAATCGAACAGTTCCGCGATGGTGAACGGCTTCATCATCGAGGTCATGTGTATGGAGATTGACCAGGTCGATCCGGCCATCGACCAGTTCGCCTGGACCGAGTGCAACCGGGGCTCGAACCTGGAGGCGCTGCGCGATCGGATCGCGCTGGTGTTCGATGTGTCGCTGGACGGGCTGCACATCACGCTCACGGCCGCCGCGCGCCGCGATGACGGCGTGGTGGTCGTTGATGTCGTCAAGGCATGGGACGGCCCCGGCGCCAAAGCCCAGTTCCGCCGCGAGGTGCACGGCCTCGTCCGGAAGGTCAAGCCGCGCGCGTTCGGCTGGTTCCCCGGCGGGCCGGCCGCGGTGATGGCCGCGGAGCTCGCCAAGCGCAAGGCACGGCCCGGTGAGCTGCCCTGGCCACCCAAGGGCGTCGACACCCAGGAAATCCGCGACGACGCGACCGCAGCGTGCATGGGGTTCGCGGACCTGGTCGTAGCCCGGCAGATCTCGCACGGCGACGATCCCCTGCAGAACGGCCACGTTCTGGCCGCAGACAAGCTCGAACAGGGCGAACGGTGGCGGTTCATGCGACGTGGCGCCGGGCAGTGCGACGCCGCGTACGCGGCGGCCGGCGCGGTGCACGTGGCTCGGACTGTCAAGCCGCGCAAACCGTTGGTCTCGGCTTAAACGATGTTTTCGACGGGATTTGAGGCACAATGACCCGCATGAGCTGGATCGGAAGGGCGAAAACGCTGTTTTCGGCGCCTGTGAGCCCTGCTGCGCCCAGGTTCACGCCGGAGCGCTGGCAGAGCGCTGTTGGTTTCTCGGTCAACATCCCACCCGAAATGCTGTCCCAGGGCGCCTCTGACCTCGGTTCGCCGATGCCCAAGGTGCCGAGAGCCCTCGCGATCCAGGTTCCCGCCGTGAAACGGGGCCGTGACCTGATCTGCTCGACACTGGGCGGCCTCGCGCCGCGCGTCATCGACTCAAACAACCGCACCGTGCCGAGCGAACTCGCCGACCAACCCGAGGCGAACAGCGCGCGTTCCATCACCTGGACCAAAATCGTGGAAGACATGGTGTTCGAGAAGAACGCCTGGTTCCGGATCACGGAGATCGGAGCGGACGGCTACCCGTCCAAAGTGGTCAGGCTGGAACCGACGTCGGTGACCGTGAACTGGAAGGGCAAGGTCTACGTCAACTCGCGCACCGGGGCCGCTCAGGGCTCCACCTGGGAGCCCGTTGACGACTCCGAACTCATCCGGATCGAATCCCCGAACGACGGCATCCTGACCGCCGGTGCTCGTGCGATCCGGATCGCACTGCAGCTGATGGCCACGGCGGGGCGCTACGCCGATGATCCGGGCATGTTCGGCTTCCTGACCCCCAAGAACGGGGAAGAAGGGCCAGGGGACGAGAAGGACGCGGAGGCGATGCTCGACCGGTTCGAGGACCGACGCCGGCGTCGCTCCATCGGCTACCTGGAGTCGATGGACTTCAACCTGGTCTCGTGGTCACCGGAGCAGTTGCAGCTCAAGGATGCCCGTGACTACGCCGTGCTGGAGCTCGCCCGTGAGTTCGGCGTGGATCCCGAGGAATTCGGTGTCAGCACCACGTCCCGCACGTACGCGAACTCCGAGCAGCGGCGCCTGGACCTGATCGACTTCACGTTGTTCGCCTACGTGCGGGCCATTGAGGACCGCATGCGCATGCGTGACGTGCTTCCTCCGGGTCACCGCTGGATCTACGACTACACCGACTTCCTCCGCTCGGACACTCTGACCCGTCTGCAGGCGTATGCGGAAGGCCTGGCGCTCGGCATCTACACGCCGGAGCGCATCGCTGAGATCGAACGCATCCCGGCAGCGTGGGTCAAAGCCGCGCTGAAGAAGTCGGAAGCGGCCAGCGCTCCGGCGGCACCCCCATCCGGTTCCCCCATGCCGCCGGAGCGCCCCACAACCCCCAAGGACACCAAGCCTATGACCGCATCCGCTCGTTTCTCGTCCACAGAGGACGGTCTCTCGTTCCGGTTCACGGTTGTTGACACCGGGGGTGCCGAGTTCAAGGCGGACAAGGAAACCCGCACGGTCGCCGGTCTCGCGCTGCCGTGGAACACGGTGGCGTACTCGGGCGGGCGCAAGTGGATGTTCGCTCCGAATTCCCTTGTGTGGTCCGATACGTCGCGCGTCAAGCTGGATCGGGACCACATCGACGGATCCGAGTTCGGTAAGGCGACCCAGCTCGACAACGCGGCTGAGGGGCTACGCGCCAAGTTCGGCGTAGCGCGCGGTGCCGATGGTGACAACATGCTTGGTCTGGCGCTGGACGGCGTCTACGACGGTTTCAGTGTGTACGTCACGTTCGAGAACGCGGACTACGGCCCTCACCCCGAGGACGAGAGCATCATGCTCGTCACGCGGGCTACTCTGCGGAAGGTGGCGCTCACCGCGCTCCCCGCGTTCGACTCCGCGCGGTTGACCTCTGTCGCCGCATCCACCACCCAGAAGGGCGATTCCATGACCGCACCGGCTCCGGCCGCACCACAGCAGGTCACCGGCACCGGTGCTCCTGTCGTCCAGCTCGACCCAGTCCAGTTCGGATCCGCCGTGGCGAACGCGACCACCGAGGCTCTCAAGCTCGCGCTGCCCGAGGCGATCAAAGCCGCCATCGAGCTTTTGCCGACGCCGCAGGCTCCGGAGCGTGGCGTGGTCAAGGCGGGTGCTGGTCTCCAGTCCGTCACCGAGGCGCCGCAGTACACCATGAACGGCCACGGCTTCTCGCTCGTGCGGGACATGTGGAAGTCTCGGACTGAAGGTGACCACGAGGCCACCCAGCGTCTGCGCAAGTTCTCCAAGCAGACACAGGAAGTCCACGACCACATGGCGCAGAACATGGTGGTCGACCCTGCCACCGGCCGCGCGTCGTTCGCCGTGAACACCGGCAACGCCTCCAGCGTCATCCCGCCCGGCTACCGACCGGACCTGTTCGTGACGCAGCTCCTGCAGGAGCGCCCGCTCACCAACTCGGTTAGCCGCGGCACGCTGACCGACGCGACCCCGTTCAACATCCCCAAGTTCGTCTCCTCCTCGGGCGCCTCCGCGGAGCACGTCGAGGGCACGAACCCGTCGCAGGGTTCGCTCACGCTCGGCATCGTCACCGTGGCTCCCACGGCGATCAGCGGCACCTACCAGCTCACCCGCGAGATCGTCGACTCCGCGAACCCCGCTATCGACGCCATCGCCACGCAGGCCATGCGGGAGTCCTACTCCCAGCAGACCGAGGCCCTGGTCTACGCCAAGCTGAACGGCACGGACGGTGTCGGCGGCACGATCACCTCTGGGTTTGTCCCGTCCGGCGCCCAGGTCTCCACCACATCGGGTCAGGGTGACGAACTGCTGCTCGGTGTACGCACCGCGACCGCGCTCTACCCGTTCCGCCGATTCGGCCGGATGAACCGGGCGCACATCTCGCAGGAGGCCACGACCGAGTTCGCCACGGCCGTGGACACCACGGGCAGGCCGCTGCTGGCCTACACCGGCTCGATGAACGCTGTCGGCACGGGCAACGCCCAGGCTGAGGGCTACAACATCGACGGCTTGGCCTACCAGCCGACGTGGTCGATGACGGGCAACGCTTCCACGGACGCGGACGTGCTCGGTTTCAACTCGTCCGACGTCTGGGCCTGGGAGTCGGGACTGCTGATGTTCCGCTTCGAGGAGCGCAACGGCCCCGCGAACATCGACCTCGCCCTGTTCGGCTACTTCGCGACGCAGGTTCTGCGCGCGGTGGGCCTCATGGGCATCCGCCACACCCACACGTGATCGGGGCTTGAAACATGACGCTCACGTCGCAGTTCAGCCTGCGCGGCAAGTTCGACATGTCGACCGCGCTCGACCTGGGCACGGACGCGTTCGCTGGCCGTGCGAGCTGGGACATCGACCTGGTGGACGGCGCCGGAGCGGGCGCGGCCAACCTGGTGTTCGCGGACCGGCGCACGATCGGCGCGTCAGCCACGGACTCGCTCGACCTGGCTGGCGGGGGTCTGCTCGATCCCCAGCGCAACGTTCTGGTATTCGCGCGCATCAAGGCCCTGTGGGTTCGGGCGGTGTCCACGAACAACGCCGCGAACAACGTCGTGGTGACCCGACCGGCGAGCAACGGCGTTCCGTTGTTCTTGGCCGCCGGCGACGCTCTGGCGCTGCGGGCTGGCGAGATCTTCACCTGGACCTCGCCGACCGCGGCCGGAGTCGTGGTCACCGCGGCGACGGGCGACCTGATCGATTTCGTGAACAGCGCGGGCACCAACACCGTGGACTACGAGGTCGTGATCCTCGGTGCCGCCACGTAGGGGCAAGACTCCGGCGGGTCGGAGCGTCGGGGCCGAGGTCCGGATCGTGGCGGTGGAGAACCCTTACGCCACGCCGGACCCTGGTCCTCGCGACTACATCCGCCGGGAGCCCGTGAAGAAGTACATCGTGCCGCCCGCGGCACCCAGGCCCGAGTTCCGGGCATACGGACACGTGCTCACCGAACGCGGCTGGGTGCGAGAGGAAGGAAACGACAATGGCTGATCTGACCGTCCGCGAGGTGCCCGAGGCGGGTCTCGCTGCCGTGGACGCATCGTTCTTCCAGGCATCCGCCGCATCCCAGACCATCCCAGCGAATGTCTCCATCGTGTCCGCGGGCGGCTGGGAGAACGAGACCGTGCTGTTGCTGGTCCGCAACACCGACGCCGGCACTCCGACCGTCACGGTCGGTTCGCAGACCGTGGTGACGATGGGAGCCACGACCGGAAACGCGATAATCCCGGTCAAGCGGACCGGACGCAACCACGCGGCGATCCCGATCGCGTACAGCGCGACCCCCGCCGGTCTCACGGTGGCGCTGGTCCGAGTCGGAAAGGGCTACTGACCGATGGGTGACAAGTACGACGAGATGAAGGGCCCGGAGCTCGCCGAAGAGCTCACGCGGCGAGAGATCGCGATGACGGGCAAGGTGGACGAGCTGCGCGCTCGTCTGCGCGAGGACGACGAGAAGCGCGCCCAGGCGAGCGCTGACGGCCCCGAGCCGGGTGGCGAGGGTGAGGAGACCGAGGCGGACGACGCCGAGATCCCCGAGCCGCGTGAGCCCGCCCGTATCCAGCCGTACGGCGTGAAGCTGAACGAGGAGCAGGCTCGGCTGCTCACCGCCGGCGAGGCGCGCTTGGCGCAGTTCTTCAAGCACGTCACGCCTACCGGGTCCCGCAAGTACGCGGCTGGCGACCAGGTGATGGCGGTCGCGAGCCCTGAGGACACCAAGGTCCGGGTTCTCCCGTTCGGAATCGAGATCGAGCTGAGCAACCCCGCCGCTGAGACCGAGGGCTGACCGATGACCTGGGCACCGGATTACGCCACCGCGGACGAGGTGGCCGCTTTCGCGCACGTCGATGACGACATCGACGACGTGGAGTACGGCCTCGCGGCGACCACGGCGTCCAGGTCCATCGATCACGAGTGCCACCGGCAGTTCGGTCGCACGGCCTCGGAGACACGGCTCTACACGCCACGCTGGTCCTACACGCGCGGGCTGTGGGTCATCGAGACGGACGACTTCGTGACCTTCACCCAGGTCGAGATCGATCGCCTGGGTGAAGGCGTCTGGGAAGTTGTCGACGTCACCAAGTTCCGCAAGTTCGCCAACGACGCGAACGCGGACAAGAAGTCACGGCCCTGGGAACGGCTCGGCATCCGATCGGCGAACCTGCCGAGTTTCACCTACGCCATCGACTGCATCCGCGTCACGGCCGAGTACGGCTGGGCCTCGGTGCCGGCAGCGGTCAAGGAAGCCACGCTGCTGCAGGCCTCGCGTCTCGCCGCACGGCGGGACTCCCCGTACGGTGTCGCGGGATCGCCTGAGAACGGTTCGGAACTCCGGTTGCTCGCCAAGCTGGACCCGGACGTGAAGACCTCGCTCAAGGACTACGTCCGGAAGGTGCTGCCGTGAGCACGATCGAGACGATTCTGGCGGAGATCTCAGGCAAGGTGGCCGCGGTGCCCGGCGTGGTCGCCTACGCCTGGGACGCTGACAAGATCTCCACCACCCCGGCGGTCCTGATCGGGATGCCTGACCGGACGCAGTACCGAACGTCCTACAGCCGCAACGGAAAGAAGCTCACCGTCACGCTGGTCGTGCTGGTAGGCAAGGCGAACGCCAGAGCGGCGCACAAGAACCTGTTGTCATTCATGGAAAACAGCGGCGAGCGAAGCATATTCAGGCTCGTTGACTCCGAGTTCACGATCTACACGACGTGCGATGACGTGACCGTTGTGGACTCCGAGCCTGATGTCTGGATCAACGCCGGAAACTCCTACCTCGGTGCCGAGTTCACCATCGACGTTACTGCTACAGGAGCATGAATCATGACCAACTTTCACGGCAAGGTCACCGTGGTCAAGCTCAACAACGTCGACTACTCGGCGTTCGCGAACTCGACGGACTTCAAGGACGCCACCGAGACCCACGAGAACACCACCTACGGCCGGGACCGCAAGACCTACGCGGCCGGTCTCGGTGACGGCACCGTGTCCGTGGGCGGGTTCTACGACAACACGGCGGTGAGTGGCCCGCGCGCGCTGTTCAAGCCGCTGAAGGCCGCCGGCACCGCCGTGCCGTTCACCTACCGTCCCGAGGGCACCGGCGCGGGCAAGGCGCAGTCGCTCGTCAACGTCATCGTCTCCTCGTTCGAGGAGTCGTCCCCGGTCGGCGACATGGTCACGTGGACGGCCGAACTGCAGATGACCGGTGTTCTGGACGAGACCCCGCAGTAATCCACACCGTCCCTACTCCGACAAGGGAAGAACATGAATCAGGCAGATGACCTCAAGGCCAAGTGGCTGCAGGCCGTGGACGCGTGGCCCACGAAGGACGTGGAGAACCGCGGCGTGGCGCTCAAGATCAGAGCGCTGAACCGTGACGAGGTGATGCGTCTCGGCGAGCTGACCCCGGGAGAGCGCGAGTGCGCGATGGTGTCGCTGTCCATCGTGGAACCGTTCACGGTGACGCGGGAAGAGGTGCAGGCGCTGCGCACCGGTTCGCTGCCTCTGGACCTGGAGCAGTTGACGCGCGACATCTCTGCGCTGTCCGGCCTGGACAAGAAGCCCAAGGATGCGCAGAACGAGGCCTTCAAAAGCGTTCGAGAGTGACGCTGAGCTTGAGTTCGAGTTCTTCCTGACAAAGGAACTCGGGCTCGGCACAGTGCTGAACCTGCGCAACAGGATGACTCAGGACGAGTTCGTGCGCTGGACCGTCTACTACGGACGCAAGAACCAGCGTCAGCAACTCGCCAGAAGGAGGTGACCGGTTGATCCCCACCGACCCGATCAAGATCGAAGGTCTGGCCAAGCTCAACCGGTCCCTCCGCGCGCTCAGCAAGGACGCACCGAAACAACTACGTCTCGTAGGCAACGAGGCGGCGGAGATCGTCGTACATGACGCGCGCCCTGAGGTCCCCACGCTGTCCGGCCGCGCGGCGCGCACGGTGAAGGCCGCGAGCACGCGCACCGCCGCCCAGGTCAAGGCGGGCGGGGCGAAGGCGTCCTACTACCCGTGGCTGGACTTCGGCGGCCGGGTGGGTGTGAACCGCAGTATCCGGCGCACGTTCATCAAGGGCGGCCGGTACATCTTCCCTGCCTACAAGGACAACCGCGAGATCATCGGCGAGAAGCTCCACAGTGGACTGACTGACCTCATCCGAGACTCTGGTCTGGAGCCAAGCTGATGGCCGGGAAGAACGAAGTCAAGCTCACTTTCGCCGGTGACTCGGACAAGCTGGAGAAGGCCGAGAAGAAAGTCGGCCAGTCCACCGACGCCATGGCCGACAAGGTAGGCCAGGCCTCCAAGAAGATGGCCTCGGACACCGGCCGTGCGACGCGCGACGGTGAGGAGTCCCTAGGGCGCCTCGGGAAGGCCGCTCAGGGCCTCGGTGCCGTCATGGTCGGCGCCGGAGCGGCGGCCACCGCGGCGTTCGTCGACTCCCTGGAGTTCGACAGCGCACGGGCCAAGCTTGACGCCCAGCTCGGTAACTCCGCGTTCGCCGGGGATATGGGCAAGGTCGCCGGTGACCTCTACGCTAAGGGCTGGGGTGAGGGCATCGGCGAGATGAACGATGCCGTCCGCTCGGTCATCGGCTCGGGCGCGTTGATGGAGGACGCGACCACCGAGCAGATCGAGTCGATCACCGGGCAGGTACACAGCCTGGCGGAGGCGTTCGATCAGGACCTCGGGCAGACCATGCGCGCGGTGGGCAAGGCTGTGAAGACCGGCCTGGTCGCCGACGCGCAGGAAGGCCTGGACGTCATCACCCGGGGCCTGCAGCAGAACGTGGACGAGGCCGGCGACCTCATGGACACGTTCTCCGAGTACAGCACGGAGTTCCGCGAGCTGGGCCTCAACGGGGCGCAGGCTATGGGGCTGCTCGTGCAGGGCCTCAAGGGCGGCGCGCGGGACGCGGACCAGGTCGCTGATGCGATCAAGGAATTCACGCTGCGCATGAAAGACGGCTCAGTGGAGACGTCCAACGGCTTCAAGATGCTTGGCCTATCCGGGCAGGAGATGATGGCCAAGTTCGCGCAGGGTGGCCCCGCGGCGAACGCGGTATTCGCTGAGATGGTCAAAAGGATGAACGCGATCGAGGATCCGCTCAAGCGGGACCAGGCCGCGCTTGCTCTGTTCAGCACCAAGGCTGAAGACATGCAGGATG